AGGTCACGGCCTTGGAGGCGCCGGCCGAGTTGATGACCACGTTCTTGAGCGCGCCCGAGGTGATCGGGGTCGGCGACACCGAGACCGAGGTGGTGCTGTCGGCGGTGACGACGAACTGCTGCAGCACGCCGGTGTCGACCTTGGTCTCCGGATGCACGCGGTTGACGCCCGCGATCGTGATGACGTCGCCGGCCTTGAACGTGCCCGTGCCGCCCGAGACGGTGATGGTTGCCGTGCCCGAGGTGATGCCGGTCGAGGTGTTGCAGACGTACGACGCGGCGTCGCCAACGGTGTGCGAGGGCATCATCGTATTTTCGTACCAGTCGTAGCCCGCGACGCGGCCCATGCCGCCGTCGTTGAACAGGGTCTTGGTGTCCTTGACCACGTCCGCCATCGCCTGCGGGTCGAGCAGCATGGTGCGGTCGTTCACTGGGGCGAGCGCGTTCTGCAGCTTGACGCGGGTGTCGAGCGCCTTGTTGTAGGTCGCGGCCGAGCCGTTGTTCCAGATCGAGGCGTACACGTCCTTGTAGACGTGGGTCAGCACGTCCGACTCGATGTTCGCCGCCAGGACCGACATCGCCGGGTCGAGGATGCGCTTGGAGAAGTCGTCCAGCGACAGGGTCAGGTCGACCGAGGTGAAGTTCAGGTCGACGCCGATCTGGTTGTTGACCTGCAGGCTGACCGAGTTCTCGGCGGTGTCCTGCGTCGACAGCGTCGCGCCGGTACGGACCGTGTACTGGTTCGGGAGGCGGATCTTGAGGGTGTCGCCGATCTTCGCGCCCGACTGGCCGTAGGAGCTGTCGTAGTCGCGGGTGACGCTGCCGATGAAGTTGCACTTCTGGTGGAGGATGCGCAGCGCCTCGCGGGTCACTGCGGTGGGAGTCAGCCAGCTGTTGCTCATGGGTTATCCCTTCTTGGCCTTGATTTGGGCCTCGCGCCATTCGCGCCACTCGTCGGACGTCATGCGGTCCGGGTCTTTCGACACCGGAGCACGACCGCCGACCGTAGGTGCGGGCCGCGGGGCTTGGGTGATGGGTTTGGTGGGCGCGATGGCTGGCGCAGCGGCTTGCTGCGTAGCGGGCGCGGCGCCTAGACGCGCGGCGAGTCGCTGGACGGCGGCGGGCAGCAGATCGGCCCGGATCGACGCCAGATTCCAGAGAGCTTCGTCATTGGTCCCGAGGTGGTAAGCGATCGCCGGCCCATCGGGGTGGGCCATGATCGCGGCCTGCAACTCGCTCGGAAGGAAGGCCGGGTCGATCGAGCCGACGACTTCGAAGAAGTCGGGGGTCTGCTCAGCGAACGCGGCGATCTTCGACTCGTAGGAGGCTACGGTTTCCTGCTGGCGCGCCTGTTGGGCGTGCTGGTTGTACAGCTGGGCGGCTTGACGTCCTGCCTGCTGGTTGATCCATTCGGTGTCGGCCTGTTGCCAGGCGTTGAAGTCGTAGCCGTAGTCGGCCAGCGTGGGACGTGCTTCCCCCTGCGACTGATTCGGCGACGCGCGGTGCGCGTTGGACTGCGGAACCTGCACCTGCGAGTGCAGACGGCTTTCGAGCTCGGCGACGCGGCTTTGCAGTCGGCCGATGTACTCGCGGGTGCGGTTCTTCTTCTTGCCTTCTTCCTCCTGGCGCTGCTTTTCGGCCTTCTCGGCTTCCTGTTGCTCCGGAGTGAGTTCGGTCTGCTGTTCGGTGCCCTGCGTGACCTGCGGGGCGTCATTGGTGGCAGGCGCAACGGCGCCCGCACCGCTCTCGGCGGTGTTGGTGGTGTCGCTCATCGGTTCCTCAGGGGATTCGGCGAAACCGCGCCGATGCGGGCCGGCTTAGAAGCCGGTGGGGCCTGGCGGCTGGCCGTCAGGCATAAAAAAGCCGCCCTGCGGCGGCTGGTCGGGTGGCCCGAACTGGGGTCCGGGTGGCGGCATCATCGGGTGCGGCGGTGGCATGCTGCCCATCATGTGGGCGTGCATGAGTTGGGCCTGCGTTTGCACGTTCTGCAACTGCTGGCCCTCGGCCTTCGCCTGGTTGAGCGCGGCGCTGGCCTGCTTGTTCTGCGCGTCGGCGACGTCCTTCGGGTTCGGCGGCGGCGGCTCGGGCGGCTGCTCGCCCTCCTTCGGCGGCAACAGGCCCATCTGCACCACAACCTTGCGCGCGGCCGTCTGGAACTCCTCCATGCCGGGCCCGTCCATGTTGGCGACGATCCCATAGGCAAACAGAGGCGCGAACTGTGGCGCGGCACCGCCAATCTGGCTCATGGCGTTCGCCAGTAGCTCGGCTGTCTCCATGCGCTGTGTCGCAAAACTCGGCCCCACCGTCACGGTGTAGTCGTATTTGCCCTTGCGGATGTCGTTGAGGATGTGCGTTTGCCCCGTCTCGGGGTCGACGACTTCCTGATACAGCTGCTTGAACTTCGCCGCCCCGTCCTCGCCCAGAATGCGAACCATACGCGGCGTGTCGTACACCCGCGGGATCATGTCGCCGATGATCTCGTACGTGAACTGGATTGCCTTCGCCTGGTTGTCCGGGTAATTGAACGTCGCCGTCGCGCCCTGCTGCTTGCGCGCATTGATGGCGATTCCGCTGGTTTCGTTCGACTGCGCGCCGAGCGAAGGGTTGAACTGCCCCAAGGCCCCCTTGATGTCGTCGTTGTCCATGCCGGCGAGCTGGATCAGCGCCACCGGCACCTCGGCCTGCTGGGCGCGGCCGATCTGCCCCGCATTGTCGGGCGCCTTTTCATCCAACCACAGCGCCGGATAGTCCTCGGCGTTGGCATTGTCCCACTGGCCCTTGTGCGGGCCGACCCAAGACGGTTTCAGAATGAAGGGCGCCTTTGGCGCCTTGGCGACCGCCTCAATGATGGCTTGGCGGTGCACGTTGTGGAGGCGTTGCTGATCCTTGGCATAGCGCACCATGCCGCAGAAATAGATTTCGCCATCCACCATGTAGACGTTGCCCCATTGGGGGACAATCGGGATGTACTTGCAGGGGAACTCGTACTCATCCGTCAGCCATTCGTGGCCGTTGGTGATCCGCATGCAGACCTTGTGGGTCTTGACCGTGCGGCGGTTGACGATCTGCAGGCCCGCGGCGGCCAATTCGTCCTCAGACAGTCCCAGCTCGTCGCTGTTCACCACCGAATCACCGTTGGCCGAGCGCACCACCCACAACTCGCGCGTGACCGGCTTCTTGTACCAGTACTCGGCGATGCGGACCTGGTCGCGGTCCTGCCAGTGCTGCCGGCAGTGGGCGTCGCCCTCAAAGTCCTTCAGGTCTGCGTCTGGGTAGTCGGCCTCGAACTGGCTCTTGGGGATCAGCTCCTCGACGAAATAGAAGCGCGCATCGCGCATGTCGATCTCGGTCGCGGCCGGATCCGGTTTCACCGAAGCGAAGTTGCGGATTGGCTTGATCCGGATGTCCTGTTCGAGATCGTCGTCGTTCAGGTAGTCCGTGCAGATCCGCCAGAATCCGAGGCCGCCCGGCACTGCCTGCTCCGAGCTGATGTCGTAGGCATTCTCTGCATGGCTGGTCGACTCGATGTTCCGGCACAAGCCCTGCATCAGCTCGGCGAGGCCCTGATCTTCCTCGCCAACGCCGCGCACTTTGCCCTGGGGACGGCCTTGACGGATCTCGTTCACGACCTGCTGCACGTGTGCGCGCAGCTTGGGAAACTCGTACATCGGCCGCTTGCCGCGACGCTTCTTGAGATCCTCCGGCCACTGGTTGCCCGGAATATTGACGAACTTGATGTCGTCGCGCGCTTGCTCGTACAGCGGCCCCCACACTTCGCAGGCAAGCTTGTACTGCTCTCGCATGGTCTCAAGCAGCTTGTCAGATGCGCGCTGCTCTTTCGTGTAGCCCATGGTCAGTAGTCCACCGCGTAGTTGTAGAAGTCAGGGCCCACCGCAGTGGGCAGGCTCACCGGCTCGGCAAAGGTCAGGGTCAGGCTGTCCGCGTGGTCAGGCGACTTGATGCCGCGCTTCTTCGCGTCGTCTTTCGATTCGATCAGCCGCAGGCCGTTGCGGTAGAGGTACTTGAGCGCGCACAGCTCGGCCTTGAGTGTCGGATCATTCGGCAGCACGACCGGCGCATCCTTGAGCCATTCGCGGCACGCGTCCCACACCTTGGCGCGCAGGTTGTAGTTGGTGCCGTCCTCGACACGCAGCGACGTGTTCACGCCGACGACTTGGCAGGGCCACTTGCACTCGTCGGGGTTGCCGGCGAGCTCCGCGAGGCGGTCGCACACGCCGGCGCCGACGCCGATCACGTCGACCGCGATCTGTGCCGGCTTCTCGACCTTCGCTAGCGCCCACACGGCGTTCGCCAGCGCCATCGTGTCGATCTGGCCCCACGACGTCTGCGGCTTCACCAGCCGCCCGGTGCGCTTCGTGAGGACCGACTTGTCGTCACCGAAGCGCGCAACGTCCAAGCCCCACTTTTCGTGTCCCAGCGCCTCGATATCAGCCGGCCCCAGGGCCTGCGCCGCGTCGACCAGCTGGCCGGGAATGAAGGCATCCGTTACGGACGCCTCGTAATCGATGTCGACTTCCTGCGCCAACACGACCGGGTCCAGCTCGCGCTGCTGCTTCGCGTACCAGTCCGGGCCTTTGCGCGGGTCGTCCTTCCAATGGAAGGTAAAGACTTCGACCTTGCCGCCCTTGCGTTTCTTGTAAAACGGGTTGCCCGCGCCGTTCGGTGTGGACACGTCCCCTTTGCAGTTGGATGTCTGCGAGAGCGCCGCGTCAATTGACTCGGGCCGCTCGTAGAACGCCGACTCGTCCTTGAAGTAGATGCTGGTGCGATTGCCGCGGCCGATGTTGTCGCCGGCCTCGCCGATGATCGCCGCCCCGTTCTCGGGGTTGGTGATCCGCATGAACGGCGCGCACGCCTTGGCGTCCCAGCCCTTCGGCCGGAACTCGACGGGCAACAGCTCGATGAACTGCCGCACCTTCCAGAACAGCGACTTCGGGTCGCCGATCCGGTCGACGTATTCCTCCTTGCGACTGCCGAACCCGACGACCGTCCCTTTGTGGAACAGGAACATCCACACAGCGATCCCGACGCACAGCCAGGACACGCCCATGTCGCGGGACTTCTCGGCCAGCCAGTCCTCGCGCGCCAGCCACTTGCGGCGCACGAACTCGACGAACTCGCGTTGTCGCGGGAACAGCAGGAACGGGACCGTGGTCGGCAGCCCGACTTCGGCATTGCGGGGGTCGAACGTCATCCCCCAATCGTTGATGAAGTCGGCCGGGTGATCGGCGTAGTACGCCTTGATCGAGGCCAGCAGGCTTGGATCCGCCCGAAGCCGCTTCAACCGCTCCGCGCGCTCCGCATAGACCGTCGCGTAGTCGGGGTGGTGCCAGTCAACCGCCATTGAGCATGCGCAGGTAAGCGTCGCCGGGCTCCAATGTCACGGTCGCCTCGACTTGCACCGGCGCCTCCGGGTCGCCGGCCAAGGCCAGGCGCTCGCCGTACTTCTTCGGGTTCCACTTCGACAACAGCTTGAGCCGGGTATCGATCCGCAGCTTCGACCGCTGGATGTGGTCATGGTCGACCACTTCGCGGCCGTCGTCATTCGGTACGTAATCGCGGCGGCCGTCGTCCGCAATCTCCAGACACTCGGCCGCCAGCCAGTCCTCGCCGTCCTCGCGTGCGCGCGCGATGGCGCGGGAAACGGTCTCGTC